GAACTGACCGGCATCACCATCGATGCCAGCACCTGGCAGCACGACTTCACCGTGCGCCTGAAAGGCATCGACGAGCGCGAGCGCCTGAGCAACCGCGATGTGTATGGGCGAGCGTGCTTCTTCGGCGACGGTTTGCAGTTCCAGAAGGTGGGTGACAAGTACCAGCTGGCCGCCGGCATCGCCTACCTGGAAGGCATGCGCCTGGAGCTGCCCAAGGCCGTGCCGCTGAGCCCGCCGCAAGGGGCGACCCAGGTATGGATGCACATCACCTGGCACCGCGAGCAGAACGATGTGATCCCCAGCTGGAAGGTGGTATACATGCCCGACCAGCAGGATTACGTCACCCCTGATGGCTGGGTCTACTGCATTCAGCTGGCGGACATCGCCAGCGCCGGGACCATCGCCGACAAGCGTAAATCCGCCCCCATTGCCGGCCCGCTGGTGGACCATTTCGCCAGCCGCAAATCGGTCACCGACCTGGTGGATGGCACCACCGCCGCCGGCAAGGCCCGGCGTCTGGCCGAAGCCCGGCAGATCGCGTTGCAGGGTGATGTCACCGGTCGCGTGGACTTCGATGGCAGCAGCAACGTGGCCCTCCAGGCCACGCTTGCGGATATCGGCGTGGTACCCGGGGCCTATTCGAAAGTGGTCATCAACGGCAAAGGCCAGGTCATAGGCAACGAGGCGCTGAAGCCGGCCGATGTTCCAAACCTGGACTGGAGCAAGATCGCCAGCGGTAAACCGACCACGCTGCAAGGGTATGGCATTACCGATGCGCTACGCACCGGATACAGCAACCAGTTGCCCCGATTCTATTCAGATACACCGGGTACGAACTACATAAATGCCGCCCTGGAAATCCGCGAGGTGGGGCTGGTCCTCAATTCCAAACTGACCTGGGAATATGCTCCTCGCATTGGCTTCCATTGGGGGACTCAGGTGGCGGGCGACCTGGCCATGAATGCCCAGGGCGTGATCGCCTGGAACGGACTGCCTCTTTACCACACCGGTAACCTGAACCCGGCGGCCATCGTGCCGGCAGGCACGCTGATCCAGACGTTCAGCCGCACCGCCCCCAGCGGAACCTTGCGCTGCAATGGCGCGGCCGTCAGCCGCACCACCTATGCCGCGCTGTTTGCCGCGATCGGCATCCTGTACGGCGCCGGCGATGGCGCGACGACCTTCAACCTGCCTGATACCCGCGGCCTGTTCACCCGGGACGTCGATGACGGGCGTGGATTCGACCCGGGCCGAGCCCAGGGCTCCATCCAGAGCAGCCAGAACCTGTGGCACGCACACGCGGCCTCGGCAGCCGAGGCCGGCTGGCACTACCACCCCGGCAGCTCGATTGCGGCGGGTGGTGAACACACCCACACCGCGCCCCGAGCCATGAACAACGATGTCGGTAACGGCGCCCCCAACTTCACCACCGCGAACTACGCCAACGGTGTGACGGCACCGACCCATGCCGCCGGCGCGCACTCCCACGGCCTGTCGATGGTCGGCGATGGCGTGCACAGCCATGCGATCACCATCGCTGGCGACGGTGGCAATGAATCGCGGCCGGTGAACATGGCCTTGTACTCCTTCATCAAATACTGAGGTGCCGCATGGCAACGACCAAGACCGTCTACCAAACCTCCCAGCTTGGACTGTTCACCGGCACCACCGAAGCGGACGAGTCCCCCCTTGAGCCCGGCATCTTCCTGATCCCCGGCGGCTGCGTGGAAACAGCCCCGCCGGCGATCCCCGAACACAAGGCAGCCCACTGGAACGGCCAGGCCTGGTCCCTGGTGGACTATCACGACGGCCTGGTGGTCTACAGCATCACCAACGCCGAGCCCCTGACCCTCACCGGTATGGGCCCGATCCCCTCGGGCTACACGGTGAAGGCGCCCGGCCCGGACCAGGTATGGAAGAACGGCGAGTGGGTAGACGACACCGCTGCCGTGCTGGCCAAGGTCCATCAGCAGAAGCTGGACGAGATCAATGCCGGCTGCGCGCAGTACCTCGAGGCCGGCTTCGACTCGGCGGCCCTGGGCGAGGCGCACCGTTACGGCAGTTCGCTGGAAGACCAGGTCAACCTGACAGGCCTGATGTTCAGCGGCCTGGACAGCGCCTACCCCTGCACCGGCAGCGATGGCGGGCGCCAGTTCCTGCCCCACACCCGCGACCAGTTGCTGCAGGTGAACAAGGACCTGGTCCTGTTCAAACAGGCGGCCCTGCAGCACGCCGACCAGCTCAAGCGTGAAGCGGCGAAGGCGCTGCAGGGCAAGAAGCTCGACGCGTTGCGTGCAATCAAGTGGACGGTGCCGGCATGAGCTGGGCGCCCGTCACCTTGCGCTGGCCAGCCGAGGCGACCCGCTGGATGGGCCAGTTGGACGCCGCCAAGGCCCTGGCCGGCAACGAGCTGGCCAGTACCGCCCAGCGCCTGAGCGGCCTGCAGGGCCTGGCCAACACCAACCCCGGTCCGGTCGGTGCCGCAGCCAAGGGCGCGATCGAGGCCGGGCGCCAGGCCCTGGCCGAACAGCTGGGCGAAGTGCCCAGGTGCCTGGTGGTGACGCCGTTCCAGAGCGGTATCGGCCAGGGGCGTGGCTACCAGCGCTTCCTGTCCGCGCCGAACCTGCTGCAGCAACTGGCCAACAAGCTGACCGACGCCACCGACAACGGCAGCCCCCAGGGTGAGCAGCACGCGCTGTGCCTGCTGTTCCTGGGCACCCGCCACGATCAGCTGGCCGCCGGCCTGGCCCGCTTCAACGCCCTGATGCCGATCCCCGAACTGGTGCGCGCGCAACGCCGCGCCGAGCACCTGGCGCGGCTCGAAACCGAGAAATGGCAGATTCCCCAGGCCACCGCCCTGCCGCGCTGGGAGGCCTTGCCGCTGGAGCGCTGCACGGTGTTGAAGGCGGCGCAGCAATCGCTGGCCGGGCAGATCGCGGTGCTGGAAAGCTACGCCGCCGACAGCTCGCCCATGGCCGACCTGACCGGGCTGGCGGCGCGCAAGGCCAACCAGCAGCAGGTCCGCGACCAGCGCCTGGCCGACCTGCGCGATCTGCTGGAAGGCGGCCAGGCCGACAGCTCGGTACGCACCCGCCTGCTGGGCCCGGGCAACAACACACAACTGCGCCGCATGCTGCTCGAAGGCAATGCCCCGGGGCATGAATGGGTGATGAGCGCCGGCGTGATCCTGGTCGGCTCGGCCAAGGGCCTGAGCTTCGTTCGTGAAATGGTGGGTTTATGACACTGCTACTGTTGGACGGCCAGCCCGTCGAAGGCAAGACCCTGAAAGTCACCGGCAACCTGCGCATCGAAGCCGAGGACCTGTCCGGCCAGACCAGCAACACCGACACCGCGCACAAGGGCTTCAAGCCCAAGACCCTCAACGTCACCCTGACCATCCCCTACGTCAACGGCACCTGGCTGCGCAGCCTGATGCGCCTGGCCGAAGCCACCGAGAGCGGCGGCCAGCTCAAGACCTACCGCATCGTCAACGACACCGCCGAGGCCTTTGGCATCCGCCAGGTGCGCTTCGCCGAGAACGTCAACGCCCGGGAGGACGACTCGCTGGCCTGCTGGCGGGTACAGTTCGGCCTGGCCGAAAAGACCTCCAACCCGGAAAAGGTCGAGAAGCGCCGCGCCAAAAAACGCGTCAAGGCCCAGGCCGCTCCGGGGGCGGCGGTGGGCGCGAAAGAGGAGGAAGAGGAGAAGGACCCGGAGCTGACCAGCTTCGAGCGCCTGCTGAAAAAAGTGGATGACTGGCTGGGAGAGAAGTCATGAAGCTGCATCAGGTACTCAATGTCGGCGGCGAGCGATACCAGCTGGTCAGGGCGGACGTGCGCCTGGAACTGCGCAACCCGGGGCGGGCGACCTTCATCGTCCAGGCCGAGGCGCCCCTCAAGGGCCTGGTCACCCTCGACATCGGCTACAACGACAGCCCGCTGCAGCGGCATTTCATCGGCTACGTCGAGCGCTGTACCAGCGCCAATGCCAGGCAGCAATTGCTTTTCTGTCGGGAACTGGCGGCGATCCTGGCCAGGCCGCTGCCGATGAACCTGCGCCACGTCGACCTGCGCGGCGTGCTCGACCAGATCGGCCAGCAGACCGGCCTGCGCTTTCGCGTGCCCGAGCGGCCCTACGCGTCGGTGCGCGCGCCGTTCTTCTACAGCCTGGCCGCCGGTTTCCAGGCCATGGACAGTCTGGCCCAGGTCTTCGACATTCCCGACTTCATCTGGCAGCAGCAGGGCAACGGCGAAGTGTACGTAGGCAGCTGGGCCGACAGCTACTTCGGCGCGCGCCCCGCGCTGCAACTGCCCATGGAGCTGTTCGACCACTACCAGGGCAACCAGAGCGCCAGCATTGCGGCCCTGCCGGGGCTGCGTCCGGGCGCACCGATCAACCACGGCGAGCGCGTGACCCATGTCGCGCTGGCCGACAGCCAGATGGCCATACGATGGAAGACGCAATCCGCCGCGCCGTAGCGCGCCAGTTCCCCGAAATCACCGGCGGCTGTCACCTGCCGCGCTTCGGCCGCGTGGTCGCGGTGCCCGATGCGCCGGCGGCGCCCGGGCTGTGCGACGATTTCCGCCCGCGCTTCGGCGTCGATGTCCAGGTGCTGCTGCCGGACGGCGAGCCCGACCCGGCGTTGCCGGTGTTCACCAGCCTGCCGCTGCCGGCGCCCATGGGCGGCCAGGAGCGCGGCATGTTCGGCTTCCCCGAGGAAGGCACCACCGTGGTGCTGTCGTTCGCCTACGGGCTGCCGCACAAGCCGTTCATCCAGCAGATCCTGCCCCACGGGCTGAGCCTGCCCAAGGTGCCGAAGGGCGACCTGGTGTGGCAGCACAGCGAGGCCTGCCAGCAACGCGCCGACGCCGACGGCAACTGGCTGCGCCAGACCGATGGGCGGATCCGCGACAAGGCGATCGAGCGTGAAGTCGAGGCGCTGGCCAACACCGAGCAGTTCCAGAGCCATGCCCGGACGGTGGACGACCACTCGACCGAGACCGTCGGTGGGGTCAAGAAGATCGAGGCCCTCGGCGCGCTCAAGCTGCTGTCCGGCGGCTCCGCCAGCCTGGCCGCCCTCGACGACCTGCACCAGGCCACCGGCCGCGACCTGAACCTGGCGGTGGGGCAGAAGCTCAACACGGCGATTGGCGGCGACGTCCAGGAGCGGATCGAGGGCCTGCGTCACAGCGTGGTGAAGATCAGCCAGCGCCTGCAGGCACCGAAGACCTGGCTGGGTTCCGAGGCGGTGAACGTGCTGCAGGTGCTCTGCGACCTGCTCGACCTGGTCCAGGAGATGAACACCGAGCTGGCCGGGCATGTGCACGGGCCCACGCCACCACCGGGCAATGCCGCGGCCTTCAGCGGCGCGGCGGTGCGGGCCCAGGCCATAGGGCTCAAGTTGAAGCCGATCACGCTGTGA